GGAGTCAGCGGAAACTACGCGAGTGTGCCAGATGCTGATAACCTCGACGGATTCAATGACTTTACTCTTGAGTTCGTAGGGTCTTCCGAAGACTGGCATGATGGACTCGCGCTCTCATTAATTGGTAAATATCGACCGGGAGTGTCCAGTTATGTGGTGCGCCTTCAAGCAAGCGGAACCATCTTTCTACTTTATAGCTCATCAACAACTGACTACGCCTACTATTCAAATGCTTCTCACAATCTTGTAGACGGAGCGAAAGGCGGAATAAGAGTCATTAGAAGCGGCTCTTCTCTGTTGTTCTACGAGAACCTTTACACCGGTAATGGATGGCAGCAAATAGGCACAGCAGTCAGTGGTAACTCAGCGACGTTGGCCAATAGAGGACACCAAGTTGAGATTGGCTCCTACAATTACGGTGGGTCTTACCCGTTCAACGGTCCAGTCTTCTCGACTAAAATATGGAACTCCGCATCTCCAGACACAGCCTCTCCAGTCTTAGACGTTGATTTCTCCGGCGGCGAGCACAAGGCATCCACGTTTGCCTGCTCTACGGGTCAAACGGTAACCATTAACAAATCAGGCAACGACCCCGCCACCATTGTTCGCAGACCGTTCCTTAGATTCGACGGTGCTGACAGTCGCATGGATGGCTCATTTAACGAGTCGAACACCGCAGGAGGCTACATGTTCGTCGTCTATAGCGTCAACGGAAACGGGGGAGAGGCTTCGGGACGGGTATTCGTCATGAACTCCGCAGGCGAGCAGGGTTACAATAACACCCGAAGCTTCCTGTGGTCGCTGCGAAAAGGAACTGAAAACAACATTGCGTATTATCAAAATTCAACTTGGCAAGGCATTCACACACTGGGATTCGACCCAGTTGATGGGACGTTGCTTCACGAATTAAAGGCGGTTGACGGGGCGCAGTTCTCAAAGGTCAACAACGGCGATATTCAAACCTCGTCCCTCAACCTTAGCTTGTCATCGGAGGAATTTGACATCGGCGCGACCCCAGCTTCTAGCTCAAACCCCGCCATAGACATCGAAGCCCTCTACCTGTTCGACCACACGCTAACCGACGCGGACGCGACAAAGGTGCGCGATTACCTGAACGCCAAAAGCTCAATCTACTAAGCCATGCCCGAAGAAGACTACATCGAAGAACCCCTCACCGAATTGGAACAGGACCAATTAGACACTGGCTGGTTTTATTTTCTCGCCACACCGGAAGCCTATCCGGCCCTTTCGGGCTACGTTGACGAGTCGCGTGGATACCCAATCGAAGGAGCTAAAACCGCGACCCTTCACGGACTCCCACCAGCCGAGGAGCTTCTAACGACCACTGACGGTAGTGGTCAGTTAATGTTGCAGCTTGCAACTTGGAGAGTAACTTCAGACGACCTAGCAACCCTTGAGCCATACATCGAGCAAGGAGCTTTGTCTATTGTAACGGAGTTGGAATGGCTTTCGCTTAAGCCTGAAACACCCGAGGAACTCTAAGCGAATACAACCTATTTATAAATGAACACTTCCGCAGAATCACGCTATAACGCTCTAGAGAGCGAACGCCAGCCCTTCATCGACAGGGCGAGAGAAGCGTCCAAACTAACTTTACCGTATGTGATGCCCGAAGATGGGCATAATTCACACTCACGGCTATATACACCATTTCAGGGCATTGGAGCAAGAGGAGTCAACAACTTAGCATCTAAACTACTACTAGCCTTACTGGCTCCCAATGCCCCGTTTTTCCGCCTCAACTTCGACGAGCCTAAGCTCCGTGCGGAGGGGGCTACTCAAGAAATCATCACAGAGATGGAGGCAGCGCTACAAACCGTAGAGGACTCCGTGATGGAAGAAATCAGTCGTCAATCCTACCGGGTTGGCGTCCATGAGGCTCTTAAGAACCTTATCATCACAGGCAACTCGCTCTTGTATATCCCACCAGAGGGAGGACTCAGGGTATTCCACTTGGACCGTTATGTAATCAGCCGAGACCCTATGGGCAACCCGCTGAAAATCATCACTCGGGAAACCCTAAACTACAATACCCTCTCCGACGAACTCAAGGCAGCAGCAGGTTACCTCGAAGGAGAAACCACAGGCAAGAACTGTGATTTGTTTACTTGTGTGGAGTTGGTCGATGATAAGTGGTATATCCACCAAGAAATTAAAGGTAACGTCATTGAGAGTTCTATGGGTTCTTTCCCCAAGGACAAACTACCCTACATTCCCCTTCGTTTCTCTAAGATTGATGGGGAGGATTATGGCAGGGGATATGTAGAAGAATACCTTGGAGACCTCATCAGCCTAGAGACACTTACTCAGGCTATCGTAGAGGGCTCCGCCGCCGCCGCCAAGGTTCTGTTCTTGGTCAACCCTAACGGCACGACGAGAGCTAAAACTCTAGCTGAGAGCCCTAACGGTGCAATCACGCAGGGCAACGCGCAAGACGTCTCCGTCCTTCAACTGGACAAGTTCAACGACTTTAGAATCGCTTCTGACACCGCTAACACAATCAAAGAGCGCTTAGGACAAGCCTTCCTTCTTACGTCAGGTGTTGTCCGCAATGCAGAGCGGGTAACAGCCGAGGAAATTCGGATGCTCACTCTGGAGCTTGAGTCGTCTTTAGGAGGTCTCTACTCTTTGTTAAGTAACGAGCTACAGCTTCCTATGGTCAACCGGGTCATGGACCTAATGACTACCGACAGTCGTCTTCCTAAGCTTCCTAAAGACTTGGTCAAGCCTGTAATCATCACGGGTGTTGAGGCTCTTGGACGAGGAAACGACCTTCAAAAGTTGGATATGTTCTTGGCTGGTGCTGCGCAAGTAGTGGGGCCTCAAGCTATCGGACAGTTCGTTAAGGTTGATGAATACTTTAAGCGTAGAGCTACCAGCTTAGGCATCAAGACTGCTGGGTTGATTAAGACTCAGGAAGAGATGCAACAAGAAATGCAACAATCTCAAATGATGGAGATGGCTTCTAAAGTCGCTCCACAAGGAGCCGCCGCTCTGGGCAACATTGCCCGAGACGCAGCAGCAGCCCCACCGGAAGCTCCCCCGGAAGAATCACAACAATAACAACAACCGTAAGCCATGACTGAAACGCATGTAATCAATGACGAGACCGCCTCAGAGCAGGTCACCTTAGAAGAAGAAGCTGCTAAAATTGAAGAACAAGAGCAGCCACAGGGAGACCGCCCAGAGTGGCTTCCTGAGAAGTTTAAGTCTCCAGAAGACTTAGCAAACGCCTACAACAACCTAGAGACGCGCTTGGGAACTCCTGATGACGACGAGAGCGAGGAAGACCTGCCTCCCACCGAGAAAAAGTCCGAGGATGAACCTTCCCAGAATGACACTATTACTAACGCTTCTATGGAGTTCTTTGAAAGCGGTGGTCTTTCGGATAACACCTACGCAAAACTTCAAGAGGTTGGTCTTAGTAAGGAGCTTGTTGATTCCTACATCGAAGGACAATCTGCTATTCAACAGTCAAGCGAAGAGGCTCTCTTAGCAGAGGTTGGTGGTCGTGCGTCTTATGACAAGATTTCTGAGTGGGCCTCGGATAACATGAGCGAAAAACAACTTAGCGCTTACAACCAAGCCATGGAAACAGGAAGCGACGAGCAAGCCTCTCTCGCTATTGACTGGCTAAAGGGTAAATACGAAGACGCCAACGGCGTGTCTCCTACGCTGGCACAGGGAAAGACAGCAGGTTCTGGAGTATCAGCCTTTGAAAGCCGTGCACAAGTAATGGCAGCTATGTCGGAGCGCGACGCCACAGGTCGCAAGCGCTACGAAGTAGACCCAGCTTACCGAGCCGAAGTGGAGCGTAAACTTGCACTTTCCAACCTATAACCTATATAAACCATGACAGAAACAATCAACTGGTTAATCACCAACAAAGAAACGGTCCTTCAACTCCTTACGGGTGTTGTATCCGTAGCAAGTATTCTGGCTACTCTTATCCCTAACGACAGTGCTAACGCTTGGATTGCTCGCGCAAACAAGGTTGTTAGTTGGCTAGCGCTAAACATCGGAAAGGCTAAACCAGCCTCAAAGAATGATTAAGCTACTGGTATCGCTCATGCTTGCGTTTCCTAAGATTGCCGACGTCTTTTTCAAAGTGAAAGATGAGTATACTAAGTCGTATAAAAAGAATCGCCATCGTCGCATGGATAAGCGTATCGACGACTGGTTGCACAACTCTAAGTAAAAGTGAAATTCCATATTTTATTTCAATACTTGAAGAACATTCTTTCTCACCTGAAGAGAAAGAAACCATCGCAGAGCTGCTCAGATACGCCGCGCAGCTTGAGGCGAGGTGAGCTTGTAGGTATTTGTATTGGTCATTCCCGTCCGGGCGACAAAGGTGCAGTCAATTACGACGGCACAGTTGACGAATGGAGCTACAACCTAGAAGCCGGGGAGGCTCTCAAAAAAACCCTTAAAGATAAAGGTGTGCGTTCGGTTCTTTACTCAACCTACGAAGGGAAAACCTATCGCACCGCGATGACATACATCCGAAAGAAGCTCAAGCTAGACGGAGCTACGTTAGCTGTAGAGCTTCACTTCAATGCTTCTGGCATACCCACTGTGCGAGGTTGCGAGACTTGGTATCGTTACGGTTCTCCTGAAGGACGTAAACTAGCACAACACATTCAAACATCTATTATCGCTGCTTATGGCAACCGAAACAGAGGAGTCAAAGCAGCCAGAGCACCCGACAGAGGATTCAGCTTCATGAAAAATGATGCCCTTCCTGCTGTTCTTTGCGAACCATTTTTCGGAGACGACAAGAAAGACTACATCTTGTTCTCCAAGCCGTCCAAGCTGGGTCAACACCTAGCTGACGGTATCTACAATTTCCTGTTGGATAAGCATACAAGTAACCAGAGCGCCCGAAAGGATAACGCTGTTGAGTGAACGACGCCTCGACCGACCTGAAAAACCTAAAACAAAACCAAACTAACCTAACAAAATTATATTATGGCTGAAGGCACTATTACCCCCTCATTCCTTGGACAAAGCGGCGGCTCTGGAGACAAAAACGCTCTTTTTCTAAAAGTATTCGCTAACGAAGTCCTCACCACGTTTGAAGAAACTAACGTGATGAAAGACCTCCATACCGTTCGGACTATTTCGAGTGGTAAGTCGGCGCAGTTCCCCACTATGGGCAAAGCAACTGCTAAGTATCACGAACCCGGTGACGACGTATTTGAAAATACCACAGAGGGTTACACTTCAACGATTAACCACAAAGAGCGCATCATCACCATTGATGACGTGCTGATTGCGGCTACGTCTATCGCTAACATCGACGAATTGAAGAACCACTACGACGTGCGTTCTGCCTATTCGACCGAGTTGGGACGTGCACTTTCTAAGCGCTTCGACCTCGCTACTATGCGAACTCTCGTTGCTGCCTCTGAAGTGAACGATGTTGCTCGCGCTAACCCTGATGCTGGTCAAGGCACTGTGATTAACTTGGGCTCAGGCGATGCGTCAGGTATTGCTGACCTTAGTGATGCTAATAAAATCATTTCAACCTTCCGCCTCATCGCGCAGAAGCTTGACGAGAAAGACATCCCGTCTGAAGACCGTTTCGCTATTCTGACACCTGAGCTTTACTACCTCCTCGCAGGTAGTGATAACGCAGCCATTAACCGCGACTTCGGTGGTGGAGGCAGCATTGCTTCTGGTAAGGTGTTGGAGCTTGTTGGACTGAAAATCTTCAGCTCGACTCACTTGTCTGACATCGCCACAAACGAAGTCACCTCTGATGACGTCAAAGCTAAGAACAACCCGTTCGACGACGCTGATGGCGCTTCGGCTGACAAGGGTTATCTTGACGCTGGTCTCAGCGACCTTAAGTTCGTTGCTGGTCACAAGTCCGCTATCGGAACTGTCAAGCTTATGGACCTCGCTGTGGAATCGGAATATTCCATGTCTAAACAAGCGACCCTCATGCTTGCCAAATACGCAATGGGTCACGGTATTCTTCGTCCTGAAGGTGCTGTGAGCGTTATTGCTTAATACATACCCCCTAGGGGCCTCCTTAGAACAGTCTTTGGAGGC